CTGGCCGGCATCGGTCTCGTCCCAGTAGAGGTCGCCGTTGACGCTCCAGGTCTTCAGCGTGGCCTTCCGCGTGCGGTAGGTGTCGCCGATGACCGAATCCTCGACGACGTCGGAGGAATGAGCCAAGGAGTAGTTGCGGAGCTCGCCGATGGTGGTCGACGAGATTTTGACGGTGCCTTCGCGGCCTAGATGGTTAGCCATTTGTTTCCGTAGTTAATTTGATTTTTACACAGTAAGCGTGGACAAGATCCCAGTTCCCTCGACCGTGATCGAACCCTCAACCATACCGTCGAAGGTGCCCGATATGTCGTATTTAGTCACGACGCCGAACCCGCCGTAATAAACTGCGCTGGATGCAAACCCTTCTGGGTACAAGTCGATCAGAACACCTGAGCCGGGCGTAAGTCTTACTTGCCCCTCATCCGTCTCATCCCAGTAGACGTCCGCGCTCATCGTCCAAGTTTGGAGCGTCGCCTTTTTTGTGCGATACGTATCGTTCAGCGTCGAGTCCTCGACGACATCCGAACTGTGGGACAAAGAGTAGTTGCGCAGCTCTCCGACGACGCGACTAATCGCGACCTTGATGATGCCTTCTCGTCCGAGATGGTTCGCCATTTTAGTCGGTGGTTAAATAGATGCAGGAGAAGGTATGACGAGCGACGCCCCAGCGACGCTCTTCGTCAGGCTCGATCACATAATCGACGGACGTCAGAAGTAGGTCATCACAGACGCCGCCCAGGGTCACGTCAGCGAGCACCGCGGCCTCGACCGCAGCCGAGCCCGTGTCGAAGAGGTCGTCGATGATCGTCGTCGAGCCGGCCACCTCCGCGGTGAAATACTCGACCATCACTTGCAAGGTCCGGTACTGGGTCCGATTTGACGGCGCCAGCGTGCGAACCTCGATCTGCTCGCTGACGGCGTAAACGGCGGCAGACGGGAAGCTCGTCGAGGCAAGCGTGTTGTTCCGGCCCTTGAGGAGATTCGCCGTGGGAACGACGCTAGCCTGCGTCAGCTTTAACCCGATGGCGTTGCGGATATTGGTGCGGGTGCTCACGCGGCAAGAAGTTGTGGCATCGTTTGTGCGCCCAGTTCCGGTACAGGTTGTGCGCCTTCGACACGAGTAAAACCTAGATTGATGGCCTTTCCGGCTAAGAGCCGCTTCACCTTTTTCGTCGTTGTAGAGACGCGGGAGTTAAACGCGCCGTCGATCATCCGCTGGTAGTTCGGGATTTTTACGTTTCGATTTCGCGCAACTATGAAAACCGGACGTTCGTTTGCCCGACCGAACCAATACGCGACTTCGCCAGCGTTAGAGGCCAATGGCTCGGCGAATTTCTTGTATCTCGCCCCGGTGGCCTTCGCAGCTGGAATCCATCCGGCAACCGTCCAGCCCACGCGGTCCTCGATTGCCTTCCGATAGCGTCTCGCGTCTGTCTTGTAGGCCGCCACGTTCTGATCCTTCGGGATTCGGCCGTACTTGTTGCGCGCGCGCAGATGCACCTCTGCGACCTGGGTGATATCCGAAAGCACGCGCCGGCCTCCCCAGTAGGAGATCTTAGGATTTCGCAGTAAGTTGTTTAGCTTCTCGGTCTCGCGCCGACGAACCATCCGCGCCATTGATTCGTAGATGCTCCCCGGTGCAGCCTTAGCCTTTAGCGTGTTGTAATCCAGCACCGCAGTCATCTTGCCGATGTCCTTGCGGACCGCGTTCACGCCCTGCTTCTTGCTTTTTGGAGGAGTGAACTTGATGAATAATTGCGTGAGATACCGGCCCTCCTCCTTGATGATTGGGCCAAGGCCGAACTGCGAGGCGCGCGCGAGCTCAGTCAGCGCCGCGGACAAGCGTTCATTCTCGATTGTTATCGCGATCATATCACCTTGCAAACGTCGATCTCGCAGCCTGCGCCCTCCGCGTCGAACCGCACCTGCTCCACAAAGTAGGTCGTGCCTGCTCGCACCAGCGTCTGACTCTGCGCCGGCGTGCCCGTGACCGAAGAGGTCGTGAAGAAGACCGTGAACTTCACGTCATCCCGGCGCTGATCCTCGAACTCGTCAAAAAGGTTCCGGCTTGAAGACCAGACGCCGGTGATCGTGCTGCCGAGATAGGAGAACGTAATGCCGGCTTGCTCCAAGATGGCGCCCTGATCGAGCGCCAGCTGCACGGGATCGAAGTCGCGGACTGCGGCCATACTTAATCGCCAACTGTCACAACTCGCGAGGCAGGCGAGAAGGCGTCATCCTGCGCGACGCCAGACGAGACGTGCCAGAACTCTTTCCGCACGGCGCCGGCGATGATGCACGGGGAGGAGTTGATCGTGAACATCTCCTCGCAATCGCGGATGATCCTAGGCAAGTGCGCCGCTGACTTTGCCCGCAGGATCATCGTCTGCGGCACGCGCCAAGTCAGGAGCTTCGCCTCCTGCGCCTCGTCCGCGAGGAAGACAATCGGCCGCTTCGCGACCCGCCGGCAGGCTTCCATCAGCGCCCCGGCGTGGTACTGCTTGCCTTGCGAGTAGCCGAACGGCGCCAGAAGGCAGATCTCGCGGCTGAATCCGTAGTCCTCCAGCGGCGGCTGCTCGTCGATCAAGTCGAACTCGGGCCGCTGGTTAAGCTGCGCGAACTCGGGGAAAAGGCCGAAGACGAAGTCGCCCCAAGGCTTGCCGCTCGCGCGGTATTCATCGTAGCGGTGCGGCCAGATCTCAAGCTCGAGCACGCGGCCGAAGCGCATCTTGTCGCGCTGCTTCGGGTCCGACGGCCGCACGTAGCTGACGCAGGAAAAGAGCCCCCAATACTGGGCGAGGCACTCGACGTAGACCGAATGACCTTGGCCGGCCAGATGCCGCGCAATCGGAAGGATGCGGATGATGTCGCCGAGGCGCTGATGGTAGACGATGCAGATTCTCACGCCTTAAAGACCATTGTGAGAATGTTCGGCCAGTCACCATCATTCTTGCGGACCGCGTCCTCGGGCGAGCCGATGAAGACCGGCCGAAGCCCGTTGATCGCCATCGCATTTGCGAGCGTTTCCGGCGTGAAGTGCCATAAATGCTCGCCTGGGCGCCGGTGCTTCCAGTTGTAGAACCATTCTGCGCCGAGCGCTGGGTGATACCACGGGACCGAGACGATCGCACCATCGGCCTCGAACCGCGGCAGCTGGTCAAAGTGCTCAAGCGAGTCGAAGAACGTCAGCACCGGCCAGCGTGTCCGCTGCCACTCGGGATCCACGCGCACGAACGACGGCGCGGGATATGGGGAAACGTCGTAGCCCCAGCAATGGACCCAAGGACTGCGATCGTTGACCGCCCGCAGGAACGCGCCGGTTCCGTAGCCGATGTCGCAGACGATAAACGCCTCTGGAAAGAAGCGACGGAACAGCGCAGCGCGGATCTCCGAGAGCTCGCGCTCGGGGTACTTCTCGTAGCGCGCGACGTAAGCGTGGTCATACTGCGCGTGGATCGTGCGGTCTCGTGACATCAACGCATCCGTCGAGTTGTGGATGCGATACTCGTAGGTGAATTGACTGCTCACGGCGTGGTCCATTTGGAGTCGGCGTCAGGGTTGCGCTGCTTGAAGAGCTCGAGGCCGGCGTCGTAACGCTCCTTGGTGTTGTTGTGCTGATAGGTCGCGTCCCAGTTCCCCTTCTTGAACGCTGGGTGCTGATGCTCGAACTTGTAGAGGTGGCGCGCGTCGATGACGACGCCGTCACGCCAGGCGCGGTGCGAGAACTCATTATCGCTGAAGACCGACTCGTATCCCTCGTAGAAGAGCTCGCCGCCCTGCTGCTCGAAGCGGGCGCGCGAAAGGATAGCCATACAAAGCAGCGGGCCGGTGCGGTGGCCGTCGTGGACCGCGATGACGAGCGGCTCCTTTTGCAAGTCGCGCCCCTCGACGAGCGACAGAAGCTTCGCGTCCCAGCCGATGGGCGGAACCCAGTCGTCGGACAGCTGCACGATCAGATCGCCGCGCGCCTTCTTGGCTGCTAGGTTCCAGGCTGCGACGCAGGATCGCTTCTCCGAGACGACGCTGAGGAACTGCTTGCCCATCGTGACCGACTCCTTGTCGTCCGCGTCCACGGCGAATACGT